TGCACGGGTTTAGCCCGGCCCCCGGATCTGACGCGTGCCTGCGGACTGTTGAAGTAGGTTGTCGTCCTTGCAATGTGAGTCGATTAAAGAGATTATAGTGCCAAAGGAATCTCGCGCTCTCGAGCGTTCGGCACTTGCATGTTCCGGTGCCGGGCTGCGGGTTGACATCCGCGGTCCCGTTCCCCCCTAGGGGTATTTAACCGGTGGGTATGCTAGTAAGGTCCGGCCTTCGGGTTAATGAACGCATATTAAAATCTTAGATGTATTCCTCGAGAGGAACGTAAGAACCCACTAGGAGATGCTCCAGGAGTGGACCGTAGCGGGTAGTGCCGACGGCCTGGGTGGTGGCGGTTGTGAAACACCGCGGAAGTGGATGTAGGGGCGTTGCATGTAATGCAGGGTTAGAAACCTGCCCCGAGTAGCGGTGTCGCTGACTGTGCCTCGCGCGCGAGTGACCTCCCCGTGACTGTGTGTTCGTGCACGGCGGGTTCTTGCCCTTTGGGGGCCGCGAAAGGTTGTGTGGACATGGTCGCTACCTTTCCTACCACACCCAAAACTCCGGGACAACGAAGTCCCTGATGAGTATAAAAGCGAATTGAAAATAGACCCCAAAAGAAACAGAACATGAGGAGTAATTGGCCAATTAAGTTGTATTGGCTCCCTTACGGGCTTGCCCCGGTTTCTGTTTCTCTCGGCCCCGTGTCGAGTTCTTTTCTTTTAAACAAACGACTGCGTCGTCGAGGGGAAGGCGGGTGCTTCCTTGCTATCGACGTTAATCCACAATCGCCCGGTGGTGGCCCACTTAAAAAGGCTACGGGGTGCTCTCCGCCGGTTAACTGCGGGAGTAGCGGAAAAGCAGATCTTCGCTATACAAAAGAAAATGTTTCCCCAAACAACCTCCAGGGGTGTAAAAAGGAGTCGCGCAATGGGAGGGTTGCGCGGGCCGCTGTCCGGTTGCTTGAGCAGGACCAGAAAATAAAAAGGGTTCGACCCTTACCTCCCCGAATTAGCTGCGGTTCTCTCCGCCACGCTGTTCGGCAAGTTTTTCCTCCTGATTTGACCGTAGTTCAGGAGCTATCAGTGAAGACAGCTCAAAAGTTAATTAAACCCTGCGATTTGTGCGAGCAGGAGGCATGTTCGGCGCTGATGGCCAAGTATATGAAGGAGAGGTTCGAGCCGGACTCGCCAGTGGACGTTGCGCACGTACAGCGCTTTAAACGTGCCATGGCGGTTAATATACCTTCCGGCTGGAATAAGAAAAAGAGCCCGTATATCCCGACGGGACACGCCACGCTTTTTAATAAGCGTCGTCAGGGAGGATCCTGGAATCGCGAACCTTTCAGCAGGTTCGCCCGCGCTGAGTGTGTTTTCAGCTCAGGTAAGCCCAGGATCGTGACGATGTACTCGTCACGCAACAGCGAACTGTTGAGTCCCCTGCACGACGCGCTGTACGCGGCGATACGGAAGGGATGGCTTCTTGTCGGTAGCCCAACCGATGAGTTAGTCCAAGGCCTCAATGGAAGTGGACCTTACGTGTCTGTAGACTATAGGTCCGCTACTGACAACATCCGCGCGGTCTACGTGCGGGCTTCCATTGAGGTCTTAAAGGAGAAAAGCGAGTGTCTGTCTGACGAGGAGGCCGCGGCCTTGGACGTCTTGGCTGAGCTCAGGTTTGCGTCCGGGGATTTCGTTCCCGGTCTTACGCGTGCTGAGTGCCTTGACGGTTCCGAGCCTGCGACTCGAGGACAACCGATGGGGAGCCTGATCAGCTTCCCCTTGCTCTGTTTGATAAATAAGAGCGTGGTTGACCTCGCTTTGGCAGACCTCCTTGACTCAGGGAAGATTCGTTGGAAGGAATTCCAGCGCCATCGTTGTTTGATCAACGGCGATGATCTCCTTTATCGCGAGTTTACGGACTCTCGCGATATACTTGACGGTATCCTGAGACATGGGGGCATGGTCGGCCTCGTTGTCAATACGGAAAAAACGATGGTGTCTCCCGAAATTGCCGAAATCAATTCGACGTCATTTCGCAATGGGAGGAAGGAGAAAAAGACAAATGTGAACGTCCTGGAGTTTTCAAAGGAGGTGACGGACCCTATCGGCTTCCTGGCCGATTCCGTCGTTAGACCCTCCAGCTTCCGTCGTCTATTAGAGCTGTGGAAAGGCCCTATTAGAGATGCTGAACGGAAGATCCAGGGACCGATACCTAGAAGCTTTTTTGCTTCTCTCTACAGGAGTAGAGCGGTAAAGGAATCCCTGGTTTGGTTCCCAACAGGACGCAAAGAATCATACAATCCCTTCCCGATCGCAGCCAGGCCCGATGGCTACGATTTAACTCGCGGGGAGGAGATTGGCTCCATACACGCTCGCGTGTCAGGGCTGATGGATAGCGGATATAGACCGGAAAAGCCTGTCCGGTCCAGAGCCCTATCCGGAGAAGTGCGCAGTATCCAGAGCGCACTTAGGAGAATTAAACCACGTGAGGAAGACAATATCCTGAAAGTCCTCGCCGACACGTGGTATTGGAAAACAAAGGAAAAGTCCGTCAAGGAGGACGATGTATACTTCTTGTCGAAAGAAGTCCCGGCCTGGTGCCAAGAGTGCTACGAGGGTAGTCACTCTAAGATCCAGTGTATAGCCGGTATTATCCGTACATTCAAACAAAGGGAAAAGGGCCAGCTAGCGGCCGAACTCCGGCAGGAGGTCCTCGCGGAGGACGCTAGTGCGGAGTACATAGCCTTGACCTAGCTGTGTATGAAGCCCGAGCTGTGGGAGCACAGTAGTTAACCCTACGGGGTGGGGAGCAGGCCTGCCTGTTA